TACGATTGTAGCAGTAGCTGAAACCATACCATCGAATGGATCACCTTCAGCAGGAGCATCGATAAAGTTAGCAGGCTGCAACTCCATTGCGCTAAACTCTAGAGTGTAACCACTCATATCGCCCATAGCTGCACCTGAAACCACAGTACCGCCCGTTACATCTGCACCGTGTTCACGGCCCATTAAGAAAGCGTTACCGTTGTAGTCTACCACGACAATATGTGGACGACCATAAGCCAAAAGCTTAAGCTCTTTGTTATCCTCTTTGCTCAAACGTGGCAAAGTCAACGACAAAGTTTGCTCAAAGAAAACTGTTCCGTTATCACGAGAAGCAGTTACGTTTTGTGTCATAGAGCTGTTGCCCTTCAATTTGTATTGATACGCACTAAACGTACCTGACAGATCCGTTACCTCATCGTTTGTCAACGTGATCGTACCCAAGTCTCCGTAGTCTACGAAGTAAACTTCTTTGATACCGCCAACAGATTCACGACAAGGGAGAATACGTCCTTTTGTTAAATCACAAGCCATTTTATATCCTATTAAAAAAGGGTAGGCAGATCTTACCCACCTACCCTTTCGTTATTATTAATTTCCTTTACTCTTAGTTGTAAAGTACAATTTCAGAACCAATGCCGTACTGAATACCCGCAGTAAAGCGCATAATTACACGTACGTTTTGTGAACCGTCCAAGTCAGCCATATCTAGAAGCTTAACCTCTTGTGAGTCGCTCAACAATCCCGTTCCAAAGAATAGGTTAGATTTTTGAGCTGCTGCCATAGTGTTATCGGCTAGACCTGAAGCAACGAAGATTTTAACGCCATCGAAAGCCAAATCGCCTCCGTTGTACCAAGTAGTACCTTGAGCGTTCAAACCGTTAGCACCCAATCCTGAAGCACCGAATCCACCCAAAGCACGAACGTAAGCACGAGCTACGTTTTGAGAAACGTAAATGTACATATCCTCTTTACCGTACAATGCAGAAGGGATAGCATCTACTACTTTACCCAATTCGTCGATTACGTTAGCAGCAGTAACAGTTGTACCCGTTACGTCGATTACGTCCGCATCTGCTTCCCACAAAGTTTCGAATCCGTCGAACTCACCTGCGGTTGCGTTAGTACCTTGCCAAATGTTAGTCTCCATCTTCTCAGCAACTTTAGCGGCTACGTGGCCGATAAGGTAGTCAGAGAATGCAGGAGGTAACTGATCGTAGGCAGAGTAACCCATTTGTACGGCTTCCCAATCGCTACGAAAATCTTTCTTACAAAGCTCAAGGTTGACTTGAAACTCTTCAGGCTGAAGGATACGCTCGGTTAATGTTACTGTTGAAGTATCAGAGAAATCGCACGTTGCATCTTTTACGATTGCATCGGTAGCGAGTTTTTTCATTACCTCTTTGTACTTCACGTTTGGTTTTACTGTAATACCACCGCCCTCGATAGTATCAGCACTCAACAACGCAGCAGAAATGTACTTTCCCGCAAATTCACCTGCGTACGTAGTTGTGATTGATGTAGTTGTTGCCATCTTTTTTTATTGATTAAATTTTTGTTTTATTAACTAGGGATTGCTCTATAAATCTTATCGAGCTCGTTGTAATACTCATCCAATTTTGAAATCGCATCCGTTGTATCGTTGCTTATTAATGACTCGAGGTTAGCCCAATTTGCGTTGTCCGAAGGATCAACGCCCAAGTCATCGGCCAAAGCTTCAAACTCGTCTAATGCAGCCTCCGCTTTAGCGTAGTCATCTCTCAACGCATCCGCTTCTGCTTCTGCATCTCCTAAAACATCGAATACAGTATTACTAACTCTTTCAAGTTCTTGCATAACTTCGGCCATTCTATTATCGAACGCATCTGCTTTAGCGATACCTTGCTCGAGTAAATCTTGAGCCTCTTTTACGTCATCCAAAGCGCTAAGTTGTAGCTTCTTTGCAGAAAGAGCTACTTCGGCTTTCTTGGCTGTTATCTCAGCCCATACTTTTTGAATCTGTTTCATCGGTTTGAGATTTTACCTAATACACGATCCAAAGTAGACTTACGTCCATTCTGTGCGAAACGTACCATTTCTTTCTGTGGCTGTGCTTCAGGGTTAGCTTTGATAGGCTTACGAGCAGGAGCTTTACGAGAAAGCTCTTCCTGCTTTTCCTCTTCGGCTTTTTTCTCTTCTACTACCTCTTCGAACTTACGCTTCATCTCCTCAACTTGCTCTTTCATCTCCTCGATAACGGGGGCGATAACAGATACAACAGTATCGACGATTTCTTGCATTTCAGGAGCTACCTCTTCAGGAGCTTCGACTACGACTTCCTCTTCAGCCATCTCCGTAGACTCTTCAGCAGGTGCTTCCTCTTCCGCAGGAGCTTCCTCGGCTGCTGCCTCACGAATCTCTGCGATAATACCTTCTTCGGTAACGATCAAAATACGGCCATCCTCTAAAACATATTCTCCTACGGGTAGTGCTACGTTCTCATCTTCTGTTGCGATGAAAACAGCTTCGCCCGAAGCGAAGTTTTCTGCTTCAATAACGGTTCCGTTATCCAATTTCATAGAGGCAAGGGTTTCCTTCTTGCTTCTCTTTGCCAATTCTACGCTAAGTAGCTCGGCAATTTTACTGAGTTTGTTCTGTGCATTCATAATTAACTAACTAACGATATATAATTTAACTGTTTCATTTTTACTCAAGCTCGCCTAACTCCCTAAGCTTGTTACGGGACCAACCTAAGCCTGCTTTACCTCCCCATAATAGAAAACTAATAGTACCGCAGGCTGATGTATCGCTCTCGTCGTAGTACTCCTCCGCTCTACTTAGGTACGAGTACATTCTTTTTATCGTGTCTACCGAAAGGGGACGGCCTGCCTCAAGGTCGGCTGCTCTTTTTTTGCCCACGTCCGTGGCGCACTTGTTATTGTGCTTCTCGTTTAGCTCTCTTCCTCTTTTGGCGTTGTTTCTTACTCCCTCGCCATAGTCCGAATAGCTCTCAAGATCTACTCCCTCAATCTCGTCTACGATTTCCTCAAGAAATCTTACGACCTCCTCCTGCTCTTGCTCCTGCAAGCTCATATTTATTTTATCGGCAAAGTACCCCTCGATAGAAAAGCCTTTTACGGCACCGCTCTTAACGTAGTTATCCCACACTTCGTCATTGTAGACCTTTATAGAAACCATCCACGTGCCGTCAGGGACGTTTAGACCGTATTTGCGGCTCTTATCTTGCTCGCCCTCTACAATCCAACTCTCGACAACACTTAGGCCGCTTAAATCGAAGCTATGCTCGAGCGTGCTTCTATTTTGATTGCCTTCAGTTAGGAACAGTTCGCTTGCTTTGCGAACCGTGTTCTTAGAAAAGTATATATAATACTCCTCGTCCTCATTCTTGCGGTAGATAGTTTTGTTAGGGATTAATGCAGGCCCCATAAGGATACGCTTCTCGCTGTTAACCTCAGCGAGTTTTACCTCTTGCTCCTTACTCAGGGTAACGAAGTCCGATTCTATGGCAGGGTGTTCGACTATCGAGATAGCCTGCACCCCGCTAAGTAGCTGCTCCTCGTCTAATATTAGTTCTACTATTTTCACAATGTTGCTGCTTTTACTCTGTTTCTATCTAATTGCTGTTGCGTGGTTACATCACTACCTACCACATACGCTTTTAGCGGTGTCTTAGATAGGCTTTCCGCAATTACATTTGCGCCACTACCTCCCACAATATTAAAGCTTGGGCTTGTTCCTGCCATAGCCGTACCTGCTCCACCTCCTGCCGAGGATGGCGCATCGGGTGTACTCCCTTCAAATTGAGATTTACGGATTTGTTGTAGCTGTGCAATACCGAAGGCCGTTGCTAGTCCTGCCTGAACAAGAGGATAGCCCGGAAAGAATGCGGTAAATGGAGACTTTTGCGCAGTAGTATAAGCATTAGAAGCACCCTCAATAGTTCCTACTACTACATTAGCTGCCGATAGTGCCTTTTGAATTTGGAAGTTTCTGCGCTGTTGCTCTTCGCTCTCTCCTGCGAATGCATCGGCTAATGCCGACATCGCATCGAAGCTATCTTTTACCATTTGTATAGCTTCATTTCTAATCTGTTGCCTATCCTCGGCTTCTTTCTCTTGTATTTCTTTCTTTTTATCCGCTAATTCTTGCTCCGCATCTAAATCCTCTTGGCGGTACTTCTCTTTTAGCTCCGCTAGTCTTTCTTGCTTACTTATTTCTAGCTGTTCAGTATCTAAGCCATTCAGCACGGCCTGAAAATATAGATCCTCGTAATACTTTTCTGTATCCTCTAGCTCTTGCTTTCTTATCTCCTCTTGATTCGTAGCTTCAGCCTTGCGGATTTCCTCTTTTAGTGCAGCGAGCTTCTCAGCCTCTGTTTTTTCCTCTTGTTCTTTCTTTTCGGCTGCTGCTTTAGCATCCGCACTAGCCTGATCTGCTGCTGCTTGGTCGGCTTGTTGGTTTGCTAGTATAAAACCGTCTCGCTTATTTCTTAAAGCCGTTAACGCTTCCGTAGTCTCTTTAATAGTAGCATCTGCTTCTGCTTCTACTTCGTCAGGGTCAAAGCCTAACATCTTTGCCATATCCATATCGGCTTGGGCAGCTCTAGATTCATCGTATAACTTAGTAGCCTCTTTAAGTATGCCCACTTGTTGAAGCCCATAAGTAAGCGTATCCACCGCTTGTAGTAACAACTTCATAGGGATACTAAGGAAGCCTAAGATTCCTGCCGCTATATCTTGATTACGCTTAGCTGCTTGTATTTGAGACTTTTTTAATAGCCTCTGCTGTTCTAGCATTGCTTCAGTAGCGAGGATAACCTCGTTGGTCTGCTGAATTTTTATATCCCGAATCTCTCTCTCACTCTTGCCTTGCAGCTTTAGTGAGTTCTCGCTTGATTCTGTCGCAGTTAATATATCCTGCGATGCATCCCTAGTCTTTTCTGTTGCATCTAATATATCTAGTTGCTCTTGAGAAACACCATTAACCGCAGCTACGATGTCGTCCCAATAGGCTACAATAGTACCCACAGCAACCACCAACGCACCAATACCCGTAGCAATAAGTGCCTTCTTTAATCCACTAGCCCCTGCGATAGAAGCTCTAAAAGAAGCGACGGAAGTTCTCCCGAAGGATTTAAAGCCTCGGGTAACGTTCGTAATCATACCGGCCATACCGCCCGTGAACTGATCAAGGACAGTTACAGCACCGTCAACCCCATCCTTTACGTCTACGCTCTCATCGGCTAAGTCCCTCATTCCTGAGGCTGACTTGCCTATATTATCGGCTGCCTTTTCTGCGGATTGTCCTAAACTATCTAGAGAGGACGAAGCAGAATCTCCAACGCTATCGACGGACTTCTTTAAGTCCTTTAACGCATCGTCAACCTCACGGGTCGCTTCGGCTGCGTTACTCTCTACATTTATTTTATATGTTTCCTGCTGCGCCATTCTTTCCTAAAGTGTTCTATAATGTTTGTCGGCTCTTGGTATTCGCCTTTTGCTATCCTTATACTCTCGGTCTCATCCTTAACGTAAGGGAGCAGTTCTATTAAATAACGTACGTAGCTCATATTTTACACTTCATTAAGCAGCTCTAAAGTAGCTGCTCCCGTATTCAGGTCTAGATTAATCGAGTTTATAATATAATTCCGTTCTAATATAGTCAGCTTGTCGTTGTTCTTTAGCGTTAGCATCAACCCTAAAGGCATCTGTGCGGAGTATCGGAATAACCTCCTACTTTGACTATACAAGTCTGTTATATAGTCGTTCCAATACGTCTCGTATAGCCCTGCACTAAATCCTTGCAATAGGTACGGATCTATTTCCGTACCGAAGTTTAGAGTTTTAGTAACGTCCTCTGCTGCATTAGCATTTACGTTACCGATTAGCCACATATCCATTTTTTCATTCGAGGCTGTATTCATATCTACGTAATTCCAATGGTAAGTCGAGCTTACTCTTATCGCATCGTTCTTATAAAATACAATAGGCTTACCGATATATGGCTCTCCCTCCCTCGTTACTGCCTGACCTACGTTTAGCTCTGTTAGACCTACCCCTAAGGAGTATTGGTCGCTTAAACGCTCGAATAACATATTATCAAAACCCACCTCGATACTAAACTCGGGACCATCAAAAGTAAAGTCGGCTCGGAGGTCTCCGTAGCCGATGTCATTCTGAAGGCGGTAAGTCTCCCCTAATACCGATTTATTCTCATTGTATTTAAAACTTAACCTGCGGTATAACTCAGGTCGGTTAATACTTACCTGCCCTGCCTCTACATATTCCGTTATATCGTGTGTTGATCCCTCTGCGTACCAATCGTCTAAAGGCTCAACCTTGTATTTTTTATTAGCGGATCTAACCACCACCAAATTATACGCACGGATAAGGCTACCAATAAAGTCGACAACCTTTTGTTCGGGTAATTGCTCTGCGATTATTACCTCTTGCGAAATGCTCTGTGAAGCTGCTCGGCTCACAGAATCGCCCGTATTCCACGAACCTAAATAGAAGTACTCTATATCTGCACTAATGATATTTAGCGTGATTGCTTGCCCATCCCAATCGTCGGGTACGGTAAACCTAATTTGAACCGTATCGCCTACCTCTAGAGTATTAAAGTTTAATATCTCATTTGTAACACTACCACTATGCGCACGAGAGCTGTATAACTGATCATTAACATAGATTACGATTTTATAGTCTGCCGTTGTGTTGGTAGTATATACGATTCTTAGGTCGGTCTCTTGCGCTGCTGTAATTGTGTACTTCTGCGTAGTTAGGTTGTAGTCTCCCGTAGTGTTAGAGGTAAAGTTTACCACTTCAGGAGTATATCCGTTCTCCTGATCCTTGAACATATACCCTGCCCTCCTATGACACCACATAAACAGCTTACCGAAATCTAAAGAGGCAAATAAATCGCTCTCAAACTCAATGTCGTACTTGCTCTCTATCGCATCGATAATCTTAGTAAGCTTAACAGCAGGTTTAAAGTCATACCAAAAGACACCGTGGTCGGTGTCATTATGCCAATGGATATTGCCCGGGTCGAGGTTACCTCCTTGAGAGTTATATAACCACCTTGTAACGGGTGTAATCATCGGGTAAATAACCGAGCTATCCGTGCCTGATACATAGCCTGCTATTCCTGCCTCTATATTAGTATCGTTATATGCGTGGTCTAAAGCCGATAAGTCTAGGTCGTTAAGTGTATCCTCCCCGAATAAATCTTTTAACGAGGTAGTAGAGGTATAAAACGAAACCATATACGAGTAAGGCTCGTTATTTTTCATTTCAACGCTCGTTAACTCAATAGAACCCTGACGAAAAAAGTTCTTGTTAATATCAATTATAGCATCCGTGCGTAAGGCTGCCGTAAAGCCTCCGTATATATCTACATTGTAGTAATGCTTAAATATCGCATTGTTAATCGGAGAAGCAGGTAGCGTAAAGCTCCTGCTATAATCTCCATACACAGCCCCCAAGTCATTTACATTTTGGGTTGTTAGTGTCATCTCGACAGACTCATCGCCAAATAAATCGGCTCTTTGTCCATCTATATATAAGTCTAGGTTATACATATCTAGTATCGTATGCCTCTTCTACTTCAATGGTATAGTTAATGGTCTTTTCATTAACCACTTTCTGTAACGTTAACGAGCTTGTCGTTACGTTGACGGGTAGGCCGTCTAGCATCACTTTTTCGCTCATTAACATTTGCTCCATAATAATATCGTAAGATTCATTTACCCACCCCGTATTAAGGGTGAACCTCTTTCTACCGTTAGTATTAATTCTTTGGTACTTATGTGAGGTAGTATCGTACGAGAATCCTGCTGCGGAGCTACTGCCCAAGCTGCGGTTATATTCACTCGTAACCGTGTTAAGAGTAGACACACTCTTTTTAAAGAAGGTTATACTTTCCCAAACTCCATTTTTATTAATGAACTGCATAACGCTAGGGGTAAACTTAGGCTCGCAAGTAGGATAGAACCTACGGGTATCTAATGTCGTTCCGTCCTTATCCTTCAGGTTAATATCATAGTATTCACGGTACAACCCTACGAGGGTTTCCCCTACCGTCTGTACCCAAGTCTCTATGTTTGTTACGCCACAAGGCAAAAGCATTATACGACCTTCGGCTTGTAGGTTCTGAAGCTGAGACTCAGTAACGGGGATGTCGATATTATATCCTCCATCCGTTAGGATCTCAATAGTAGCTAACCCAATATTAGCACAAGCGATAGATTCCACCGTACCGCCATCCGCAATAACTCGATCCTTATAGGCCCATACAATATCGTAACCCTCTCCCCATTTACCTAAGTACACGGGTACAGTCTCATCGCCTGAGTCCTTTATATACTTGTTTGAGTTTACACTAGCAAAGCCTTTGTTAACTTCCTTATTGGCTGCCTCAATAAATATATGATAGCCGTTAGAGGCTTCAAAGATGTCCGTGCTTCCTGAGTCGTTTACAGTAGTAGGAGGCGTGGCTTTATTTAGGTAGTTAGTATCGTAGTCTATCTGCACCCATACTACGCTGCCGTCAGGAGCGTAGGCAATATCCGTGCCGTCAAACCCCTCATACGCATTAGATAAGTATTCCCTTACCATAGGTGCGATGTCGAACGATAAATCTTGTCCTGCAAACACATCACGGAAAAGGGTATATTGAGCAGAGGCAGGGCGAGAGGATCTCGACCCCGTCCAAATATAGACCTCTAATGTTATATCCGTTATTGAACTAGATAACGCAGAATAGTTAGCCGTAATATATATAGGGCTTCTTGCTCCGACGAGGCTCTGTGGTGTAACGATAGGCATTATTTAAAAATATTTTGTAGTGTGAACTTCATAAATTCGTCGAGGTCTAATTGGAAGGCCTCGCGTATATCTTGCGGCAATCTCTTAAACTCAAGTTTAAAAGCCTTACTAAAAAAATAACTAGGCTTTATGCCCTTGTAGTATATGCTTCTTTGTATTAGGTATACCAAACTCTTTCTCGATATAAACCTCCCCTTGTCGTCTCGTATGCCTTGTAGCCCTTTACGGACTGCCCAACGGTCTAGAACTCCACGAGGCGGCATCTTACTCTTATAGCTGTAAGGGGTGTTATATTTTTTCTTAATACCGCTAACCCCTTTATCCTGAAACTCTCCGTATTCCTCCATAAGGAAAGAGAACGAGAACGAATCTCCGCTTGCGCTTTCCTTCATAGAGTAGTCGAGGCTCTTGCTCAGTTTACCCGAAACACTCTTCCCCTGATTCGTTAGGTTATTCCGTGCCTTATCAACTACGGTACGCCCAAATCTATCGAAGGCCTTCTTTAAATATTCAGGATCAAAAGCACCCATTTAACAAACGCTTATATCTGTGTTGGCTATTGTAATACTAACGGTCATATCCCACCCTGCTAATTGATTGTCGAACCTTTCAACGAATGGCTCGCAGGATGGCGTGCCACTTATTTGGTATTTATCTACGAATAGGTCTCCTCTCATAGATCACTCCACAGCTTATTCGCTGCGGCTAGCATAGTATTTAATACGTCCTGCTCATTATCATTACCTCGAAAGGGAATATCGGCCTTAGGCTCATCCTTATTAAAGTCGACCAAATCCATAAACAAAATATTAAGGTTAAAGGTTATGGTCGTGCTTTCAAACGTGGCGTTCTGCACAATGATATGCGACAAAGGAAATATCGTTTGCTTCGCTAGGTCCACATCCATTAAGTCGCCCTCCGTTACTGTATTTATACTAGGGTTCGCCTCTAGCGATACCCTAAGTTTTTCTAATAGGTCGTAGTACCCTCTCATATCTTTAATAGTTTTCTTTCTAGTTCGTTCTTTTCTTTCTCAAATTCAAGGTACGTTAGTGCAGTATGTAAGGGGAGTCGACTAACCCTTTCAAATTCGATAACGCTACCTTTAGCGAGCGCATAAAAGCTTCCGTACCACCCCCACTTTCGACCGAAGTTTGCTTGTGCGCTGAGGTCTGTTTGCTCTGTTCCTCCAAATATACCGCCATAGCTACCGACAAGTCGATCCCTAAACGATAAAAAAAAACAAGGCTACTCATAACTACATCGAGCGACATTGATAGCATAAGCTCTGCGTACTTGTCTGTACCGTCGTACTCTTCTATTTGATAGTACTTACCCACCTCGCTAACGATAGGTCGGTACAGCACCGCCATTACACGGTGCATATTTCGCCAATCCGTTATATTAGCATCTATATCGGTAAACTCCCCTAAAGTAATCTGCTCTAAGTTAGGCACGAACCCAAATTGCTTACCCCCGTGCTTTTTCTTTACTACGAGTTCAGGCTTCTCCCGAAAGTAGCTAAAGATTCTTGCCGAGATCTGCCTAACATCATTATACGACATCTTATCCACAAGTATAAGGGGAACGTTACAGAATATTTCTACGCACTTCTGTGCTAGAAACAACTCGTCCTCGCTCTTCAAAGCGACGAACTTTTGGTACTGTTCTAATTTAATGTCGTGCAGTCCCTCAGGAACTATAATGTCGATTTCCATATTTAAATAACGTTATTATCTTACTGCGTACCTTCCGTAGTTTGGTCGGCTTAATCGGTTGTAGGTAGCGTATCTCGCTGCATCAATGGCGTGGTTATATGCATCTATCGGCTTATTCAGAACCTTGCCGTTATGGTCCTCTACGAACTTGTAATTCCTAAACTCCTTTATAAGGTTTATACTTCCTTTAGTAACATTCAATCGGTATCGCTTTAGCATATCGATTCCTGCCATAACAGAATCGGCACCCTTTGCCGTTGGCTTTATATTCCATCCGAATAGCTGTAACTCCTTTATCGATTTAGGCTCTGCGCTATCTCCGAATATCTCCGTCCTCTTATCAAACCCTAGCGATTGCAGCTTGTGGTGTATGTCTCTATTAGTTAGCCCCGTCTCGTATATCAGTTCTTGGAAGTATAGGTCGATGTCCTTGCGGTAGGCTACAATTAGAGTCGTAGGGTCATTAGTAAATCCGAAGTCCATCCCTGCTGAAACTAATACGGCTCCCTCAGGTATATTACTTACCTCCTGATAGGAGAAGATAACCGCCTTGCTTTGGCCTCTTTCACCAAGACCGTATATTTTCCAATAATTTTCGTCG